ATCCACGAACTAAGTGAGATTGTTGCAGAAGGAGGTATAACCTCGGAAGAAACATTGCAAAATATATTTCAAAACTTTTGCATCGGCAAGTAAGATATTGTAATCAACTGCAACAAATTAGAATCAACTATAATGAAGTCGCTGATTTTCAGCGGCTTTTTTATTTGCCAAAAATCCAGCTATAAACAGTTGGATACTGTTGTTCACCATATTTTTCTACCGTATTTCTACCGCGGAACAATTAAGGGCTTTTGCCCGATGTCACACTGACGCATTTGTTGACGTGTGTTGACAATGGTTTACGTGAGTAGACAAAAAGGGAAATCATCCGAGCTGTAAAAAGCTCATGTTTCACTAAAATATGGAGAATAACAAAAATGGAAGTAAAAAGAATCTGCCAGTGGTGCGGCAAGCCTTTCATGGCAAAAAAGACCACTACCAATTATTGTAGTCCGCAATGTTCCAAAAGAGGTTATAAACACCGGATGAAGGAACGTAGAATGGAAATGCGCGAATTTCAAGAAATGCTGGAGGTAAAGAACAAACTGGAGAGCCAGGAATACTTTACCTTTTCTCAAGCAGCCAGACTAATGGGCGTTTCTCGCCAGTATGTCTATAAACTGGTAAAAGAGGACAAACTTCGTGCATCAAGGTTAAGTTCAAGAATGTCGCTCATCAGAAGAGCCGACATCGAACTTATGCTGAAAACAAAACCTTATGAAGTTCTCAGACCAAAAGATGAATTTGACGTTACCGAGTATTATACCGCTGAACAGATTGCGGAAAAGTACAAAGTCAACACCAAATGGGTGTGGACCTATACCCGGCAAAACAATGTTCCCAAAGTCAGAATCCGCCAGTTCAATTATTACAGTAAAAAGCACATAGATGCGGCATTTGCCAAATATAAAACGGATGATGCCTTGACCGAATGGTACACTCCGGAAGAAATCGAGAAAAACTATGGGATGACACGTGTAGCCATCCGTTCACATGTCTATCGCAACAACATCCCTTCAAAGAAAGAGCACGGCCAGATATTCTACTCAAAACTTCACTTCGATCTGTCCAAGAAGACAACCGAAGATGATTCTTCAGAATACTATACCGTACAGGAAGCCATGAAGAAGTATAGTCTCACACGGGATTCTGTTTACGGCATTCTGCAATTCCACGAAATAAAACGGGAGAAGAAAGGGCGCTTTGTGAGATTCCTGAAAGTGGAATTTGACCACATTATGGGCGCCAGATAATGAATCTGTACAGACAGATATACAGACTGGAAAATGATTTTATGCTGAATGCGGTCTGCATAAAGTCATTGTGCATCTTCACCGCAAAATTTAAGTCAACTAATAACATTTGTAACTATGTCAGAATGTAAAACTGTAACTTTAAGAACCCGCCCGTTAAAAAATGGTATGCTTTCCTTCTATCTAGACTATTATCCGGGCTACCGTGACCAGGAAACAATGAAGACTATCCGTCACGAAGGTTTGAACATTTATATCTATGCAAATCCGAAGAATCAGCGGGAACGTGACTTCAATGCAACCATGTCAGAGAAAGCAGAAGCCATCCGATGCCGTCGCTTTGAAGCTATCGTAAACGAACGATATGATTTCTTCGACAAGAGGAAATATAAGGCAGACTTTCTGGAATACTACCGTAAGCAACTTCCCAAGCACGACCAGAAATGGGAATTCGTTTATCAGCACTTCTATAACTTCGTACATGGCAAATGTACTTTCGAAGAAATTGATGTGGAGCTGTGTAACAAGTTTCGTGAATATCTGCTCAATGCCAGACAGCTAAAACGGGATGGATATATTACACGAAACTCAGCGTCCGGCTACTGGTCCACATTCAGAGGATTCCTGAAGATTCTCTATCGCAATCGGCTGATCAAGGCAAACATAAATGATTTTCTGGAAAAGATTGAACCGGAAGATGTGGTAAAGGACTATCTGAGTGTTGAGGAATTGTACTGTCTGGCTGAAACACCATGCAAGATACCAGTTCTAAAAACCGCTTCCCTCTTTTCGTGCCTGACCAGTTTGAGACTCAGTGACATACTTACTCTCTGCTGGGAGGAAATTGTTGATTTTGCAGCAGGAGGAAAATGTGTACACACCATCACACAGAAGACAAAGACGGAAGACATCATTCCCATTAGTGATGAAGCTCTGAAGTTAATAGAATACTCACCTGAGAAGAAGGGGTTGGTATTCAAAGGTCTGAAAAGATGCTGGACCCAGGTTCCCATGAAGGAATGGATTCGCTCTGCCGGAATCACCAAGAATATAACATTCCATTCGTATCGTAGAACATTCGCAACCCTGCAAGGAGCGGCTGGGACCGACATCCGTACCATACAAAGTATGATGGCTCATAAGAGCATAACCACGACTCAAAGATACATGAAAGTAGTGGACAGCAACAAGCGTGAAGCGAGCAATAAGATTACCCTAAAAAGGAAAGAATAGCAGTCTGTATCCTATATAAATAATATGCCTAAAGTATGATTATAGTATGATTTAGAGTATGATTTTCGTACTTTAGGCTTATTTTTCTTAAAATCTCAACGATTATCTGTCACTAATTACAACTATTTGGAAATAGAAAATATATTTGCCATAAAAACTAGTACATATAATTACAGAACATGACAAACAATATTAAATTATCGGCACGAAAGACAAGTTTCATACTTGCAGTAAGTTGTATCCTTTTTTCAGTAATTGCAACATATCTGTACATTAATCACCAGATAGATCTGACCAGGTATACAACACCTATAATATTAGGAACCGTTGTAATAATCATAACGTGCGGAGGATTACAACGTGTATTCTATATATTCCTTACGGATGAATGTCCGCAGATCTTTTCTGATAATCAAAGAAATTCTATACCTGACAAGGTTATTCCCAAACCAGATATGATAATTGAAGAATGCAGTGAACCAACTGTAGAAGTTTCAGATATAGAAATGATTGAAGTTAGCAATGCAACAGAAGTTATTTCAATGATTGAGTTACCGGAAAAGACAAAGAATACTGATACGACTGAAAATAAAGCTGTCAGCTCTGAAATCGTTACATCCATTACAATATCAGAACAGCATGATGATTCGAAAGAAATCAAAGTTTTGGAGCAACAACCTACTTCAGAAGTTAAACCCGAAGCTTTTTCATATCTCCAGGGATTCGAAAGCCGTATGGAAGAAATTCAGAAGGAAGAATTAGAGAGAAAAATAATGATTATAAATGCTATTCATGAATATACCACCTATTCTACCGCAAAATTTCTTACCAAAGAGAATCTGCTTATACTACATGAAAACATAGACCATTTGGCAAGTGGGCAATCAGATTTGTATAAACCCATTCGTTCAAAAATGGAAACTCCTCTTACATCACCTTCATTACGACATTTTGTCTGGAATATAGGCGAACGGTTAGGCATATCATTATCAGAAAGAGCCAATTTCATAAAAACCATATTTCCTAATGAATTAAAAAATGCAACTTTGGGATACCTTGTCAAGAATCTCAAAGATACCATACACAGTCAGATTCCTATTGACAGTCCAAAATATGATGATTTTAAATTTGATTATACTCTTATAAACAAAGCGCAATGTGAGAAAAAAATGAATTAATACAGACCGGAAAATGATTCTCGTCTCCTATTTTTCTGCATAATGTCATTGATTTAGTTTGTGGCGTATTTAAACACAACAAATAAAGACATTATGCATTTTAAAAATTTAACCTTTAACGATTTACCTACAGTCGTAGGTGAATTATGTAAGAGAATTGAAAATCTGGAAACTGTATTGAAAAACAGTCTGGCAGTCCAAAACAAGGTCAAAGAGAACCATCACGTTCCTATGACGGTGGATGAAGTATGTACCTACCTTGGCATATCCAAATCCTCATTTTATTATAAGGTCAAGCATGGGGGCATTCCTGTAATCAAACAAGGTAAACATCTTTTTGTCTATCGTGATGAACTGGACAAATGGCTTGAGACCGGAAGAAAGGTACAGGTTCCACTGACTTTTGAAGAAGAACAGACACAGATGCTTGCTGTCACCCGTCGTAAGGCTAACCCTAAAAACGTGTAAAGCCTATGGACAAGACAGACATTAGAATTCCTACTGACGAGGAATTGACCGCTTATATGGAGGAATCTGCTGTAAGTGCAAACGGAGCTTATGAACAGTCACCGGTTGTATTGATGGTAGATGATGCCGCAATCGGTACACTGGGGAACTTCAGTGCCTCTATAGGCAAGGCCAAAAGCAAGAAAACTTTTAACGTTACTGCCATTGCAGCATCGGCATTGAAAAACGGTACTGTGCTGAAATACCGTTCATCATTTCCAAAGGATAAGCGAACTGTGTTGTACATTGATACAGAACAGGGACGCCATCATTGCCAAAAGGTATTGAAAAGAATCCTGCGCCTTGCCGGACTCCCGGAGGACAAGAATCCAGACAATCTGATTATGCTGGCTTTGCGCAAGTACGCCCCTCCGATACGTCTGGCTATAGTCGAACAGGCTATCGGCACAATCCCCGATCTCGGACTGGTGATTATAGATGGCATCCGAGACTTTCTTTATGATATCAATTCCCCCAGTGAAGCGACCGATATTATTTCCAGATTCATGCAATGGACGGATGACCGCCAGATTCACATTCATACCATTCTCCATCAGAACAAGAATGACGAGAATGCCCGTGGTCACATCGGCACGGAACTGAATAACAAGGCAGAAACAGTCATGCAGGTAGAAGTGGACAAAATGGACAGAACAGTGAGCGTAGTAGAAGCCATTCATATCCGTGACCGGGCATTTGAACCGTTTGCTTTCCGTATAAACGATGAAGTCTTACCTGAACTGCTGGATTCCTATCAACCCCAGGAAAAGAAAATCGGAAGACCTGTAAAAGAACCGTTTGATCCGTACAAGGAAATTTCCGAGAGCGTGCATCGGGCAGCTCTGGACGCAGCTTTTACAAACGTCTGTATTACCAGTTATGACGATTATCTAGAACGGCTGAAGGAAGGATATGCCCTGCAGGATATTAAGCTGAGACATAACAAAGCGGTTAAAGTTGCCACCTTCCTCAGTAACAAAAGGATGGTCATAAAAGAGGGAAAGAAATATAAAATCAACCCAGATAGCCATTATTGAATCCGGCTTTACTTTATTGGCAGGGTGTACATATTAGAATAAAGCAAAGTCATAAAGACGTTATAGGGAATATTCATCTTCTCCCCTTTTATTGGATAATCAAAATACTTATATCGTTTATGGTAGCAGTCGAAATGCCAATTTCATTTGTATATACGACACGGCTTGCCGTGCAGTTTCAACAGGTATCTGTTGCGAGATATGCTAAGGTATAACCTCCACTCCATTATGGTTGTACATTGGCGCTCTCGCCGGCTCAGTCACTTCGCCGGTGCGGTACTCGCAGGCTCGCACCTTAACCCGTTATAATATTAGATTTTCATGGAAAAAGAAATAATAAAACAAACAGAACAGAACTAGACTCCGGACAACAGGAGGACCGTATTTATCGGGGCCAAAGTCAGCCCCCGACAGAAAGAACATATCAAGTCACTGGCCGAACAATGCGGAATGACCGTAAGCGATTATCTGCTTGCGCGGGCATATAATTATAAGCCAAAGGCAAGACTCTCCAAAGAAGAAGCTGCACTGCTGCAGAATCTGGACAGCTGCCGTGCTGACCTGGTGAAATACACATCAGCCCTTCATGGAATGAGTGCAAGCCAACGGCACATGATGTTCAACTAGATTCCATTTATGGTGAACTGGCTGAAGGAGCTTGGCTATGTGGCAGAAAATGTCTGCCAGTTCCTAAATTCCGTAAAAGAGCCGAACAGTATTCCAACCAATAATAAAACTGAAGAATCATGATCGCAAAGGCTAAAGCAATATCGCATGGCATAAACGACATCCGTTATATAACAGGCGAATCACATAATAAAAAACATCCGGAAAAAATCTATCGGGTATTGGACAATATGATGCCATCTAAATCCGGAAAAACCAGACGTGCCGCTTAACAAAAACGATGCGTTTCAAAAAGTACAAAAACGACACGTACAAGAAAAAAGGTGAGCGCGGTCCTATTCAGCATGATCAAAGCCCACCGTTTTTCTTTCACTTGAACCCTCTTTAAATGGCTTTAAAATATCATTTAAAAGCCATTGCAGATTCAAAATAATTCACTATCTTTATGCAATGTTAGGCTGCTATACCTGACACCTCATCCGGCTTCGTGTACAGCATCATGTCTGTATATTTAGCTTGATAGTTTACGCTTGCACTAAACTCCACTTTCCTGCATTCCTTGAATGGGCTGCCGACAAATGGGTTTCGGTCCATCCAGTCGCACAGTTCTAAAATGGAAGACTTGTTCGAAGTGAAATACACGAACGAATGCCCTTTCAGAACGGTTAGTACATCCAGATAGTCAGCCAGACGCCAGAACATCTTGTAAGTACCCACCTCGGTGGAGAGGTACGGCGGATCAACCAGGAACACCACACCCGGAACATCTTTGTAACGTTTGAATACTTCCTTGTAGTCTTCGCTGGTTATAGTCAGTCCTTCCAGATAATCCTTTGCTTCGGGATAGTCTGTCTGCCGAATCCTATTGTAAATGGCTTCTTTCTTCATTCCTTCCAAACTGGTCACATATTTCATGGCGAACAACAAGGATGCGGAAACCGTGATATAATCCACGTAGCCGTGCTCTTTTTCTTCCCTCTCAATACGGGCAAACATTTTATCGCGAATCTCCCCGGTTATACGTTTGTTTCTGGGTTCCCCTTCAGCTATCCGACGCAAATCGGATAACAGCACATTAGTGGTCGGGATATTTACAAGTCGGCAGCGGTAGTTGTCGAAGTCATTATACACAACGGTGGCATCAGACCTGACACATTTGGTAATATGTGACAGCAGGCCCGAGCCACCAAACAGGTCCACAAACACGGTGCTGTCCGGGAACTGTCCCAGCACCTTGATAAATTCCCTCGCAAACATGCGTTTCTGCCCCACGAAAGGAAGCGGGGCGGACAAATACATCTTTTTCATTTCATTCTGCTTTAAAACGGCCGCAAAGGTCCCCAGAATAAACGAAAAACAGCGGGAAACATGAACTGTTCCCGCTGCAAGACATATACAGCAAACTACACGTTCAACCCGAAGCGGACCGTCTCGTCACCGGCGATCAGCGCACGGGTGCCCGGGATATTATTCTCGTAGATATGTACATTGCCCAGGTAGAGAGTGATCGACTTCAAGGGAAGTTCTATCTGCCGCGCCATCAGGTACAGGTGATAAATATCGGAAGGCAGCCCGAGGTTCGCGTCACTGCTACGCTGGTAGGCGGATAGAACCAGTTCACCGCCATCTAACTGGAACTGTACCAGACTCAAACAGGGTGCCTGGTTGCTCTCGGCACCGGTTTCGCCCAGGAAAAGCACGTAGTTCTTGCTGTTGCGCCTCTCCCGGTTAATTTTCGCTATCAACGGGGGCAGCTTCTCGAAATAGGTCGGGTAACTGTTCACCAGGATGGAGCCGCAATAGTCCCACCAGTTGATGCCGACCTCCCGGTACTTCTCCACGTTGCGCTCACCCTGCATAAATAACTGCAACTCGCTGCGGAGCTTCTTACGGGCGATATTATGCCCCTCGAATATGTCGAGCAGGTCCGCCGGTGTCAGCGAGAGCTGCTCGTTCAGAAGGTACTGTATGTTTCCCTTCTTGTTGGTCTGTGTCTTTCCCGTGGCAAGAATCTTGTCCAGGATACGGTAATACTTGTTCATAGCCATTTCCTCCTTCTAAATTTGAAACACCCTAAAGATAAGGGGAAACGGCACTCCCTACGGCATAAAACAACCCGTTCACACTGCAAGCGTCTTGCAGTCGCTCTGGAATCGTTTCACCAAGGCATAAACCTTGCGTTCGCTCACCGAATACTTTTCGGACAATACGGCCACAGCATACGAGACTTTTTCACCTTGATCGAGTAGGCGGGTATAGTCCGCGTACAGGTCGATATACCGGGCATCTTCCAGACGAATGCCGGCCGCCTGAAGCCTTTTCAACAGCTCCCGGTTAAAGTTTAATATCTCAATCACTTTCATACAACAAAAAAATTATATCTTTGCATCGCCAATCATTTTTTAGACAACAAAAAAAACGTCAAACCGTGACAGAGGGTATTTGCCCCCGGTCGCGCGGTTTGGCGTTTCATGTTTATAAAAGTGATTGGCGTTACTTTTTAACAGGCCGGGGGCTTTTTTCTTATCCTCCCCCGAAGGATTTATTCCACCCGGTACTTCTCCGGATCAAAAGCGTCTTTCTTCCTCCAGCCGTCAGACAGCGTGTCCTGAACATGCTTCATGGCTTTCGTGTAGAAATCGGTCAGTTCCTCCAGTGTGACGAACTCCCGATATTGGGGAACCTCATCCGTACCGAACTTGAATGTCACGGGAAGCGTAGCACCACCAGTCTGTACGGCCAGATCATACGCTGCCTTATAATTGAACTGGTTTTCACTTGACAGCCATACCGGCATACCTTCATAGAGAAAACCGGAAAGTATCTCACGGTCAATTTGCTCATTATACCAGTCTGTAATGACGGACTTTATAGTATCCATGTGAGGTCTGCCGACAAAGCTTTCCTCCATATAGGAAGCGGATCCGTCTTCACGTTCCTGCACATCCCAGCGGATGCGCCATCTGTTGCGTGCCGGGCTCACGCACTCGATCAGTCTTATCCCGGATGTTCCTTCTACCCGTTTCATGTAAATATGTATTTAGTTCGACCTTTGCCGAAGGTTTCCGTCTTGATGGTGGTTTCGAACGGGAAGCCGTCCGGCATTTCCTTCACTTGCAAGAGGATGTTCTTCATCTCCTCGCTGTTGGTAAAGAACTTTTTCGGTTCGCCGTTCATCTCAATGGCCACGATACAGCGGTCCTCGCCCTGTTCGGTCTTGATGCCCGTCTCAAAGTCCTTCACAATAATCGGTAAGTTTACCAGTTCCCGGATGCTTACCACCACCCCGGGAAAACGTTTCTTGCCGTCCTCCGGCTTGTAGGAAACGTTCAAGTCTTTAAATGATCTCATGTCTTTGCCTGTTAATTTTTTAAACAACGTATGACAGTCGGCGTGCTTGGCCATCCCGTAGAACGACGCTATCAGCTCACGCCTCCTCCTTCTCGATTTTACCTCGTGCATTTTTCGGGCGAACTTCTGCTTGATGCGCTTGCGAAGGCGGACATGGTCCGCACCGAAAGTCACATACCCCAGAAAGTCGATGCCCTCGCCCGGCGGGAACACGCGCTCGTTCCCCTTCACCAGGAGACCGGCACACTCCATGCGCCCGTGGACGGCATCACGAATCTTCCACAGTTCCGCTTTCGTTTTACCCAGTACGACGCCGTCATCACAATAGCGGTAGAAATGACGCACAGCATACCTGTCCTTCAGATAATGGTCCAGATACACAGACAAAAGCAAATTGCCCAGCCCCTGCGAGCTGCGCAGGCCGATACTCAGACCTTCAGGCATCAGGCGGACAAAGCTCTCCAGCATGGTCACGAGCTTTGCGTCCTTGAACACCCGGCTGACGCAATACATCACAAAATCCTGCTTCACGCTCTCGTAGAATTTGGTGATGTCAAACTTGTAACAGTAACGCGTACCATCAGGGTCCTCGGCCATGTCACGGCGGACATACGCCAGGAGGTCGTGCATACCCCGTCTCTTGATACTGGCGGAGGTGGTACGGATGAAACGTTTCCGCAGATGGCGGTCCACCACCGCCATGATGGCATGCACGGCGATGCGGTCCTTCATCGGGATCACCTGGATGCGGCGCAGCTTGCCGCCCTCGATGATCTCGCGTTCACGGTAGTCCTTCACGCGGAAAGTACCGGATGCGATCTGCGCGGCCAGCTCCTCCAACACCTCGGGCTTATGCGCGAGCAGATAGCCCCCCTGGCGGCTGCGTTTACGCTTGCTGCCGCGAAGGACCTGCCGGAAGGAAGCCTCCATGTTGGAAGGCTCCACGATCTCCTCGATGATATACCCAACCCTGCGCATAAATTACTGTTTATTGCTTTTAATACGGGGCCTTCAATCCCCCGGGCCCGGCTTCTTCGAACCGTTTCCGGCCTACCAAACCCTACCCGACACTTTATTTTTCAGTTTTCCGGCCCTTGCGGACCGCTGTTACTGCGGCTTGCCCCCCTCGGCACCACGGTGGGGACAAGTCCCCGGTGTTGTACGCCGATTAAAATTTCCTTTCGATTGTTGTTCAGACGAGAACCGATGTTCGTGTTCGTATTCGAGGAATCGTTGTTCGCATTCGACATCGAAACACCGCCATTCGGGTTCGCGTTGTTGTTGCCACGATAGACCACACGGCCTATGGGGAGGCGCCACCTTTCAAATGCAAAAGTACTATTTTCAAATTATTATTTAACAAACAGATACAAAACCTGACGTCAAAAAATATTTTTCGACGGGCTGACGCCCGTAATGAACGGCGTTCCCCTGCTCGGGGAACACCGGACGTTTTGTCGCTTCGCTCCCGCTTTGACGCTTTACGCGGCCGATCATGCAACCTCGCTTATCGCTTTAAACGCCACGGCGCTCGACGCCCTGACGAGCCGACCGCGGAAGGCCAGACGAGAACCGATGTTCGTGTTCGAA